AGATTGGACATATGCCCAACACGGGTCATAACGGTATCAATTTCTTCATAGGTAAGGTTCTGCATTTCATCCACAATAATAATAGCATTATCAAATGACATTCCACGGATAAATGATGTAGATATAAACTGAATGTGGCCTTGTTCCTCAAGACGATCCCATGCGTCCTTGCGACCAAATAATGTCTCGCATATCTGACGATACGGTTGCTGATAGATATCCATCTTTTCATTCACATCACCAGGCAAATGCCCAATTTCTCTTGATTGTACAGCAGAACGGACAACGATGATTTTATTAAATGGGTTAGATTTGTCCATCACCTCTTCAATGGCTTTATATAATGCACAGAAGGTTTTACCAGTACCAGCCACACCATGTAATGCTACAAAGTAATCACCTCTTTTGTAGGCATCAAAGAATAGTTTCTGATTTTGTGTTAGAGGATCAAATGTTTTTAAATCATCCAATCTTAACTTTAATTGATTGGATGGTTTTGGTGCTGGTTGTTTAAGTTCTACAACATTTTCATGAGCTAAGTTGGTTGCTTGTTTGCGAGCCATTGATTTTTCCTAATACATGAGTTTTGTGGATTTTACAGGTTACCCAAGAGTTCCAATATTGTTCACTTAATAAAGCATGACGATTGAATATTTCCCAAGTTTCCCAGTAATTGCAAGCTGATCTAGTTTTACACAAATATAATATCTCTCTCGTATATTGATCCTCTCCGTTTTTAATAACTTCTTTCTGTAACTCCTCATTACTTCCCCAGTAATTTAGCCAATCACTGGCCTTCCGTATCTTTTTCTTTTTACCTTTGATTTGACGATAACCAGCCTTGGTAAATAGTTTTTTACCAATATACTTTTTACCTGTTTGATGGTGTGTGATTAAGTAAACATAACCTACATTATCGGCTATGTGTTCTTCTTTGAATTCTTCTGCTGTATTATGATAATACCAAGTCAATCAATAATCCTCATCCTGCTCAAGATCATCTTCTAAAATATGTTCCGCACAAAAAGGACAAAATCTAGGTGTATCTTCACAGTTCAATTCATCGTATGACAAAGTAAAAACAGAATCACAATTAGAGCATTGATGTTTAACTACCGTCATTTATTCTCCATGTTCATTGTTCTATAATTTGCTATTGCTGCCTTAATTGCATCTTCAGCTAAAATAGAACAGTGTATCTTAACGGGAGGAAGTGCCAATTCGGTGGCAATGTCTGTATTTCTAATTCGTCCAGCATCTTCAAGAGATTTTCCTTTGACCCACTCAGTGACCAACGAGGAGCTTGCGATTGCTGATCCACAACCATAAGTTTTAAATTTAGCATCTGTAATGATGTCATTTTCAACCTTTATTTGCAATTTCATTACATCACCGCAAGCAGGTGCACCAACCATCCCTGTGCCGATGTTCAACTCATCTTTCGCAAATGAACCCACATTCCGTGGATTCTCATAGTGATCCAATACTTTTTCAGAATATGCCATTAATTTTTAGGGTGTTTTCCACCGCAAACTGGACAACCTTCGTCTGTATTTTTCATATTATTTACTAAAATATGATTTAACTTTTGCCTGTGCAGCTACAGCCCAAAATGGTTGTGGAAAATTCCAACCAACAACGGCACCAACTGCAACCCAAAATAGAATTTCTAGCATTTAAATCTCCTTGTTATACTGCAAAAGATGAACCACAACCACATTTATTGGTTGAATTCGGATTTTCAATCACAAAATTAGAACCACTTATTTCTTTCTTAAACTTAATTACAGAACCCGTTAGGTATTGCATAGACATGGCATCAACTATTAAATGAATATTATCATTAACAGAAAAACTAAAGTCATCATCACTTTCTTCTGTATCCCAAGTAAAGCCATACTGAAAACCAGAACACCCGCCGCCTTGCACAAACACCCTCAATCCTTTGAGGCTCATGTTGTTCTCATCAATATATAAATCAGTAATTTTATCTTTAGCTGATTGGTCTATTGTTATCATATCATTGGCACCAAGATTGTTTAGCTTCACCATAGTATTCACGAGCATAACCATTTTGAATTAGTAATGCTCTGAGTGATTGGCCATCCAATATAATATCACCCAACACACGGCCACCATATTTGTCCCATGACATAATAGTAACCAATCTTTGTTTACTTGCATTGATTACTTTCTTGGTGAATTCGCTTGCAGCTAAACCACGTTCTGCTTCAGAAGGGCATTGAGCTCTAAATCCTTTCTCTGGTGTATCAACACCATAGACACGGACAGATAGAACAGGTTTCAAAGGTGCAGGTAAAAATGTGGCCTGAAACTCTACAGTATCACCATCAACCACACGGGTTAATGGAAATTCATAGGTTACAGCCTTAGGTTGTTTTTGTGCCAATGCCATTACAGGCATCAGCATCAAAATTACTAATAGTTTTTTCATAACTTCCTTATGCAGCCTTACCCCAAACATCGTTCCATGTTCCTGATAATGTGCCTTTTGAATAATCGGTTGATCTATTTTCAAAGAAATTTGTATGAGTTGGAGCATTAATCATTGTTTCAACCCAAGGTAATGGATTGCGTTTAACTTTAAATATGCCTTTCATACCAAGACTAATCAATCTCCTATCAGCTATATATCTAATATATTTTTTCAACTCATCGGCTGTTAAACCTTCATGTTGACTAACACCAAATGCTAGATCAATGAATCTATCTTCAAGTTCAACCATTCTCTCTGCAATGGTGTAGATACTAGATTTTAATTCATCATTCCAAATTTCAATATTTTCATTGATGTATGTTTTAAACAACTTAATCATATTTTCAGCGTGCATTGTTTCATCAACGATAGACCAAGTAATAATTTGACCCATACCTTTCATCTTGCCTTGGCGGGGAAAGTTTAATAACATCACAAAAGAACTAAACAACTGCATACCTTCTGTAAATGCTGAGAACACAGCAATATGCTTTGCAGTATTTTCTTTGGTTCCATTCTTATCTGAAATATCCAAAACATAATCGTGTTTATCTTTCATTTCTTGATATGATAAAAATTCATTATACGTTGAATCGGGCAACCCTAGTGTTTCAATCAAATGTGAATATGCAGCAATATGTAATGCCTCACGAGCTGCAAATCCCAATAACATCATACGCACCTCTGGTTGTGGAAAATATGGTAGATAATTTTTTACATAACCACCTGCCACATCAATATCACCTTGTGTGAAGAAACGGAAGATATGGGTCAGAAATTGTTTTTCTTCATTGGTCAATTTCTTTTTCCAATCTTTAACATCTTCAAGCATAGGTACTTCTGAATGAATCCAATGGCTTTGTTCGTGTTTTAACCATGCGTCATAAGCCCATGGATAATTAAAAGGTTTAAAGCTGTTTCTTGTGTCTGTTAACTTACTTTCTGTTTTCTTGATCATTTTCTCTCTCGTACATGACTGTGTTTGTGTCGCCTAACGCCCATTTTGAATCTGTTTCAACTGACCACCGTTTGGTTGCCACTCTAAAATCTGGCATCTTTAACTCTTTAGGATTACTACTCGGTTCTAATACTAGCATACGATTGTTTGGTTGTGCTGCGTACTGACCATTATCTAGTTTAATAAAATTGTATGATTTGTGATCAGGAACATCTTCACTAAAACCGGTGTCTAATATGTTGAAATCCGGATGAGCCGAATCAACAGTAAACATATATTCTCCAAATGCCCATTGACCATTCTTCAATTTAATCTTACACTTCATAGACTGTAATTGTGCTTTCTTTAACACGGTGATATCATAAGATAAACAGTCCCACAATTGTAAATAGTCTAGTGGGTATGGTTCACCTTCAATAGGCTTCCAACAAAAAGCATGAAGTGGTAACTTATCATACAATGCACCATATTCATTTAGATAGGCTTCAATACGAAACGCCTGACCTCTTAATGATTTGATTGATACCCACCAACAAGGAACTAATTCGCCGTGTCCTTTTTCAAAATCATATAAGAATTCTTTACGAATAAAACAACCTACAGGAGGAAGGTTTGCTATAATATGCGCCATTTACCAATGCCTTATGATACCTGCTACGATGAATAAGTTTGTTATTATATAACAAACTACAATAACTGTCCTAATAATTGCAATTTTATCCGACTCTAAATCACATGAGCCGGATTTTTCGCCTAGTGCTTTTGCCCACAATTTCCACATATACTACTGACAAGCCAAGCACTCATCACCGCCAATCACAGCACTCATATCCAATTCTTTGATGATTTCTCTCTCAATTCGTTTTGATATTTTATCTGCTTTAGCAAGTTTTTCACTACGGCAATAGTAAAGTGTTTTTAATCCTTTTTTCCATGCCATAAAGTGGCATATATGTAAATACTTGATATTTGCATCTGGTCTAAAAAATAAATTCAGTGATTGTGCCTGATCAATATCTTGTTGACGGTCAGCTGCATGTTCAATTATCCAACGCTGATCAATCTCCATGCCAGTTTTGTATATATCTTTCTCATAATCATCTAAAATATCCAAATGTTGCACAGAGCCATCATTTGCAATAATAGATGACCATGTATCTTCCATTTGTTCTTCTGTTAAACCTTTACTGCGGAGTAATACATCAAGAAATTTATTCTTATTCAAATGCGAACCACTCAATGTATCCTGGCGGTAAGCGTTAGCCCGATAAGGCTCAATTGAAGGACTGGTATTTCCCATAATAATGCTTGAAGATGCATTGGGAG